ATCAGTTTTTTTGATGGATTTAAACTATAAATTGTACTAATTCCACGTGCATGACCACGGCTTGTTATTACGCCAACTTCTTCTAATTGTTTCAAAACGCTATGTGTTTTTTGTTGGCTCCAACCAGTTAGTTTTTGTACATTCTCAGATTCAAATTCAACAGCCCAAGCTTGTTCTTTGATTTGGTCAAGGACATCGATTTGTTGTGACGTTAAACCGCTAAATGTTGCTTGGAGTACATCTTGACAGTATTCTTTTGCAATTTCGTAATCATCAAAGGTGCATAAAATATATTCATTACCATTTGATGAGTCTTTAACCTTGTATCTTTGCTTCTGGTGCAGTAATGCAACACAGCATATCATATATCTGAATTTTGCGTAGTCTCTTCTTATCCTAACATCATCAGTTGGTATGTTTAGGGTCTCATAATTATAATATGGAATGATGAAATGATATGGTTTCAAGAGCTTGATACAATCTTGTAGCATCCTTAATTCGGTTATGTCTTGTCTAACATATCCAGCAGCTACTTTATCTTCATAAGCTAAAATTCTTTTATTCTGTGCTTTACCAATATCCATCGATATCAACCAGCTTCTGTTATTTAGTTGTTCATCAATAACATCCTCAGCTGTTCCTGTTACAAATACAGGTTGTCCTTTTGTCTTTTTGATAACTAACTGTTTGGTTGTATTACCTTCATCATCTTTAACATCCTCAATGGTTGAAAGCTTGAGCACTCCTTCAGAAATCCAAAGTCTTAATTGATTTGATTCAGCATCCATTCCTTGTAGTTCTTCGACAAATAGTATTTTACCATTCATATCTACATCCACAAAGTAGTTTAATGATTGTTTAGTCATACGGCTGAAAGCGTAGTAGTCAATATTTTCTTCTCCGAAGAGTGGCAATATCTGTTTTGTCATATATGATTTACCACTCGCACTCATACTCGAAAATATTACACTAGCAGGTTTTGGGTCTCCTGGTATGTTGAAATCTTTATCGACTTTGAAACGACTGCTAAGCATCAATAAGAATGTTAATATTCTGTTCTTCTTCTCGCCAATTATTGTTCGACCTAAAAATTTATCAATCCTTCCAAGTAAGTCTTTTTCTTGAAGTATCTTGTTGGTCTCTTTATTTAATGTTTTACAAAGAAGACAAGTATCTCGTTCATGAACATGAATTGATGCAGCTAAACTACAGTTCCAAAATACCTTTTGCTGACTATAAACCCACTCAACCCAACGTTCGGCTTCTTCAATAGTGAAAGAATCGCCTGCTTGACTACAGTTATTAACGTAAGAAATCATGCTTTGCTTACATCTATCAATGCTTAAACCATCTAGTTTACAGGCTATAGCTATGATTTTAGCGCCAACTGACCTTTGGCCAGTGTTTAAACCTTCAAGAATCGTTTTTACGCTATCCAGCTCAGTATACACTATTCCTTGAGGAACCTCCTTTATTGGCGTGTTATTCTTTGTTTTTTGTTCTTCTATATAAGAATCAAGGAAAGATGCAAATTCTGATTGGTCAATCTCCATGAAACTCAGGTTTTCAGGGTAGATAACATCGTTTATATTGTCGATGGATACCTTTTTCTCTGATAAATCTTCAAATTTGATTAAACTCTTGTATGTTACAACTGTCTTTTTCAAATCTTTATCATAAACTTGTTTGCGACCGCCACAACATCTAATCGGATGAACCTTATTAGTCTCTTCATCGAAGTTGATTGGAGCTCTATCTATTTTGCCTCCATCCTTACAAAGTTCAGAATCGTAAATACCAGCTTCTTCGAGTACTAGCTTCCAAAGCCAAAATCGTATTAGCTTGTAAGTTAAACGATAAGATAATGCTTCTTCAAATTTTTTAGAAAGACCATTTGCATCATCGAATTTTATTTTATTAAACCAGATGCTAATATGAATACCTTTGCCGCCACTAACATATATATTGTAGTTCCAGTTTCTATTTTCTAAAGTGGTGCAGATACGTTTTGCAACTTCAGAATTTTTAGACCAAGAAGGGAAGTCAAGCTCAAAGATTATTTCATTAGAACCAACAGTTCGATGGTCTACGAGTTGATACTTCCCAATTTGGTATTTATTTCCGGGGTGAAACTTGTAAGTCTTATCGTCAAATATATCAAGATAAACAAAGGTCGGAGTATGGTTGATACTATTTACTTTTTGTAAATATTCGCGTTGTTTATTTACTTCCATCTTCATCCCTTCTTTTAATTTTTAAAACTCTAGAACTCGGTATAGTTATTAAGTTAGAAAATGTTCTGAAGGTAACAAATGAATTTTGAATCTCTACGATGTCAACGAATAACTCCTTTTTTGTATCGTTTTCATCCATAAACACTATAAAATCTTTCTTATCGCTCATCCACACACCTTCTTAAAATCTTATAACTTACCGTATTCTTTAATCTATCTATTTATAAACATTATTAAATAAAAAAGAGTATATTGTAATATATATTTTGTAGTATACATTACTTTTTCTTCTTATGAAATGACTTATCATCAAGCATCATCTCGTCGATGAAGTCTCTACATAAACCCGAGAAATTCATAGATTGATGGTTGTCAATCCATTTAGCTTGGTCTTTACGGATATAAATCATTTTGATTACGCCTTTCATTTTGTCTTCACCTTTAACCTATTATAATCTTCTTCGCTTACTTTTATTGAATGAGTCATACCTGAAGGCGTAGCTAAAGTTACAAAATAATATATTTCGTCGTTATAAACGATGTATTTGTCCATTGATAAAATATCTAAATGGTCATGTTTCATAATTTCACCTCTTGGTTTCCATTTATTAACAACTCACAAATTATAGCTTCCATAAGTTCATTTGTGTTTGTAAGTCCTAATTGTTGTAGTGATATGACATCTGTTGATACATATAACATACTCAGTTCAAAAAAATGTTCAAATTCATTCATTTTACTTCACCTCCATTAATTCTCTTGTATACTTGAGTATACGATGAGCGTTCTCGACTCGCTCTCTAGCTGCCGTTTCATTACTTGCATCAAAGTAAACCTTCAAAGCACCGCCTTTAGCTGGTGTACCAACTTCTACTGAGTCTGGATACAAATCTTTAACTTTAACTTGTTCTTTAGGTTGTACCCGATTACAACATTTCATTGCAGCTTCATAAAATGTCCAACTGCAACCACACACACTACAATTCCAATGTCCGTCCATATCTATTGGGGTATTCATTCTTTCACTCTCCATTTATGTTCACAACCTGGTTTACTTATCCTGTAAACAGTTGGGTTCTTACTCTTCGTGGATAAACATTTTAGACAAAGGTATTCAATACGTTTAGTCTCTACAAAGTTCCTACCTGCCTTTACTATCTCACTCTTGACAAAAGCATCTTGTGCTTCTTTGTTTAATCTCATCTCTTCCAAAGCTTGTCTCCGCAATTCAGAGTATTCATTTGGATTAAGTTGTTTGTATTCACTCATTTTATTCGCCCTCCTTTACATATTCTTCTTCATCTGGTTCGAAGTCTTGTTTGCCACATTCAGGGCATTCATAACCCATCTCGGTTTCTTCTCCGCCGCATGCAAACTCTTCCAGTGTCATCTCTATTTCTTCACCATCTTTATGTTTATCGTATTCTGTACAAAATCTTACCATTGTTTCACCTTTTGTTTAAATTTACTAATTAACCAGTCAAGTTCTTTGACTCTAATAAGATATTCTTTAGTTGTCTTATTATAAGGCTTTAACACATCTACTAAATCTAATAAAGATTGTTTACGCCATTCTAACATAGAAATAATATCATCGAAATCTTCGGCTAACTTTACATCTGCTCCTCCTCTCATTTTCTGCACCTCTTCAATTCTTTATGGAGCTTATCGTCATCCATAACCTCTTGCTCTTCAGGATAATACCCAAAATCACCATTGTCTCTTTGTATTTGAATATCTTTCATTGCTTCCATTAGTAATCACCTACTATGTTGTTAAAGAGTTTCAAGTCGCCATTGTATTCTTGGTTAGCGACTTCTAATTGCCACTTCATAAATTGTATGTTGTTCATTTTAAATCACCTTTCTTGTTAGCTGCTTTTCTTCAGCTTCTTATAGTACTATAAGGTTATAGTATCTTTATAAATACTTCCTGACTTTAGTATACACATCAACATTTATTTATATACTATTTTAAACTGTAGAATACACCTTTTATAAAGGCGATAAATAATTTAAACCAACTCGTCAGTAAAGAAGAGGTGAGTAAACGAACCGACGAGTTGGTAAAGGGTGTTGAGCTTTATTGAAGTTCTTTAGCTGAATAGCTACTAAAGAAGAATTCTCCAGTGTCCAATACCAGCTTGCCGAGTATTGTTAACACGACAGTCCATAAAGGATTAGCTGTTGCACTCCAAGCGAGCAAAGCAGGAAGACCTACCTTTACAAGCTCTTTAATTGTTTGCCAGTTTCCAACAAACCATTTACTAAATTTCCAACCGACGAAACTTCTCTTCGGGCTAACTATCTTATCTACCATACACATCAATCCTCCAATTTTTTTATCTTAATCCTTCATACATCTTCCTTCGCCACCTATAAGCGATGTTATCAACCTCATCTTCTGGGAGGTCGGGAATACCAATACCGAACAAGTAACAATGAGCAAATTCATGAAGTTGAGTAATTTCTCTCTCAACATCAGATTGGTCTCTAGCGACGTATATAATCTTCTTATTAGGGTCGGTTACTCCCAATAGGCTCTCATTTCTTTTTTCAGCGTATCTACGATTTAAATATTTTTTGTCAACGTTCTTGTAATCAAAGTCTTTTAATATTCCAAGGATTATTTTTGCAAGGTCTCCTTGTACTCCTATTAGTTTATCATCTAACATATAATTCACCTCACTCATAATGTGGATATATTGTCGGGCTAAAACTATTAACCCCTTTCTTATTGTATCCGATGTCTAAAATTGTAAATCCAACATGAGCTGGGCTTCCAAGCATTTGCATGAACGGAGTCTGTTTAAGCAACGTACCACATTCCATTGCTTGGATGTTTCTGTAATAAAGATATAACATCTTGTGGAGGTGTCCGTTTAGTAAGATGTCGGGTTTAGTGCCTCCACTCAAAGCATTAATCCTCTTTTGCAAACTATAACTTAATGCATAAGCTGTCGCTCCTTCATGTGTTAATCTCATTGTAACGTTAGGATTAAGTTTTATATCTGCAGTGTATTCTCCAAGGAATGTGCTACCTTTAACACGACTAGCGATTTCTGGACCAACAAGTGTTCCTTGGTCGCTCTTCTTCTTAGCCCACTCATCGTGGTTACCTGTTATGAAATAAATTGGTTGTTTGAATTGACCAAGCATTTGAGCAGCATGATTAATCTGTGCAGTGTTACCAATATGTTCAAGTTCATAAACATGTCCTGGTCTAGTGCTCATGCCTTCTATAACATCGCCGGGTATGTAAATGGCATCAACCTTTTCTTTATTGAAAGTCTTTACTGCATGGTCGAATGCTTGATAATCGAAGAATTTACTACCGAAATGCGGGTCGCTAAACACTCCAAGCTTAACTTTTTTAGAGTCGTAGAAGTGTTCATAACTCCTTCTAAGTTTTTCTGGTTGGCTAAGTTGAGCAAGTGCTCTCTTAGCTTCTTCTACTGTAAGATTTTGTTTCTTAATAATTTCAAGTATTTGTTCATCTAAACTCTTGTCTTTTCCCATAATAAACACCTCTGCCGTCGTTTTTTAAATAATCTATAAATCCGAATAAATCATCCCAATCCTTAACTCTTTTACCATTCCAATCTTTATTCCAAGGTCTTGTAAAAGCAACTGGTACAACTCCATTTTCTTTAGCTCTGATTTTTCTAAGGTTATCAGTGCAGTCATCTACCAATAGGTCTATACCTTTAACTTCTTCTTTTTTGTCTGTGAATATTATCTCATCTGGAATAAGACCGTATAATCTAAGCCAGCTACTGGTAACTTCCTCAGCCAATTTACTAATCTGATAGCTAACAATAACAACCTTATTAGTTTCTTTAAGATGTTTAAACGCTCTCTGGGCGTTCTGGTAAGGTTTACCGAGTAAGAAAATCTCTAAGCAATGGTCTCTCATAAACTGTTGGATATCTTTGCCTATCGGGAAGTAGCCTGAGATGTCGTAATTACTCCATTGATAAATAGGAGTAACGTCATGCTCGGGGTAACGCGTCTTGTAAGTATCAACCAAACTAGAAGCAAAATTCCTCAATACACCATCAATATCCAACCCAACCTTTAATTTATCCATAAGACACCTCATACTTCTTCAAACAAGCATTAATGCTTTCTTGAACACTCTTACCATCGCCACGAGTAATATCCTTTCCTGTTCTTGTTATGAAGCTAACGTAATGCTCATTACCAAAGTAAATCATTTTGAAACCTAACTCCGGTTTATCTTTTAGCAGTTCTTCTAGCTGTATCATAATAACCAATACTCCTCTTCTCCTCAATAACATATCTTATAGTCGCATCAACAGGATTAAGATAATACCTGATGATGGCATTGTGAGTCTTATAAAATTCTAACTCTGTATACAACTTCTCATAAGCATCCGGTTTAACGCTTCCATTCTTGACATTCTCAAGACAAAGCTTATCAAACTCAAACTCTGTAAGTTCAACCAATCCTTTATGAGTCTTGCTAGGTTTCATTTTAGATACTTCTCCTGAATAACATCCTCTAACCCTCGTGGATTAGGACAATTTTTGTTATAAATTAATTTATAATCTCTACAGCTAAAATCTCTAATAACATCTTCGTTCTGACTAAACCCCTTCTTATCGTGAATAGCATGTCTAAACTCATGCAATATAGTTATCCTCATCTCATCTTCTGTTATTATCTGGTTTAAAGCGATGTCTCTTTCAAAATAATCTGTTGTACCTTTCAATATAGAATAACCTGTTATTGGATTGCCTATTACTGGCAAACTAACTTTGTGAATATCGTAATTAGCAACTACTTCGATGAGTTCCTTAGGTGTTAATGGTTCATAAACAGTCTTTATCTTTGGCGGTTCTGCGCTGCCTATTTGAACAACTAGTAAGGCTCCAACTAAATGCTTTGTTAACCAATTCATCTACAATCACCTTCATTTAAATCATAAGTTCTTTTAATATTAAAATCAAGCCGGTCGGTGAACAAAGGAACTACGCTAAACTTGTCTTCATTGCGTTCTGAGAATACGAAATAACTATCAACAATAAAAGCACCCTTTTCGTTATGCCAATACTTCTTTGCTCGCTGCAATTGGTCGATTGCTTTATCACGGCTTCGAGGACAATCGTGACTCTTAACTTCGTAATCAGCAACCCATAAACCGCTACTTAAACGAACGCTCTTTCTATAAACATCAATCTCTCCTCGCGGGTAATCGTAGAATAAACCGACTATAGAATCAGGGTAATCCCTTTTAACAACCTTAGCTAATTCTAAACATATCAAGTCGTGTAGTTGATTCGTCGTTGGTCAGTTCATCTCTTTAATTGATTAATCTTTTCTGAATAACGGAAGACTTTATCTTCGTTAAACATCCACTTAACGTATTTGTAATAATCGATTGTGAAGTATGGCGTTCTACCAAAGTTTTTTATTGCGTCGTTTGGTCTATACGTTCCTTCTATTGCGTATGGTGTATTTTGGTGCCAATACATCAAATTCAGGTGCCATTCGCCTGTTGTTTTCATAAAGCATAAGTATAAGTTTTCTTTCTTGACTCCAGCAACTCTTAAAAGGTTGTATAAGAGTATCGCGTAATCGTCGCAATCTGTTGTTGAAAAACTATTCCACAACAATGAGAGCTTTAACTGTGTAATGGTTAATCTCTGATTCTGTTCTTTATATACTTTTCTATTCTCAAAACTAACTAATGTATCGAGCGGGCTGTTCCAAGTATCTCTACTACCATCCTTCAAATAGTAAATACTCGATGGATAAGTAGCGTTCAACCATTTCATAACCCTCACTACTGTGTTATACTCATCTCTCGGGTTGAATAGTTTATTCTCCATAACTATGATGTTTAGTTTTCTCCAAGTTTCTCCATCAAGATAATATTTGCAAACGTCACGAACGTTTTTGCTTCCTAAACCGAAGTCGTATCTATAACTAGATTCGAAGAAGAGAGCCTTTCTAATAGTCTCTCCAAACCTGCTCCAAAAATTGTTAGTAAAAGTTACATTCATTAGTTTCTACCCCAAATCCTTACTTGACCGGTTAAGTTTGCTCCGCCGCCGCTGTAAATTGAGAAACTAGTTACTTGCACGGCGTTTCCTAAAGGCAAGCTTCCGCCAAGCATTCCTGTAGACCCAATTGCTCCAGATACATTACTTCCATTAAATGTTATTTGACCATTTGAAATAGCTGCTGATTTACCAGAAATAATAAGTTCTCCAGATGTACTATCAACTGCTGCAATAACCCCGAGAGCATATTGAGTTGCTGTTCCTGTCGATAGCGTTGTGCTGTTTAATCCTATATAATTATAACTGCTCGTCGATATTCCATTAACTCTTATGTTAAGTATATCTGCACCTGATGTTTGCATGTTGTCATAGGTTACTTTATAGGTTTTATAAACTGGTAAAGTTCCTGTAGTTGTCTTTGTTGTTTCTGCAGCATAGGTTAATGTTTCTATTGGGAACCATTCTGTGTTAGTATCGCAATACGTTGTTGTGTATGTGAAGTTGTCGTTTACTTCGCTTGCTTTTGCTTTTGTTCCTGCCGTAAATGTTGTAAATGCCATGTTTTATTTCATCTCCTTTATGTTATGTTTCTGAATTTAAGTTTTGTAGTAATCTTTAAAAGGTCGGTTGTTCCCTTACTAGTTGCAGTATATTTTCCTTTAAGACTCATCAAAGCGGTGCTATCTGTATTATAATGAGCAATTCCATTTAACAAAAACCCATTTGCTTCTGTAACTGATAACTTACTTACTGTTGTTACACTCGAATCGCTTTCATCAATTGTTACGCTGTCAAATGCTTTGATATAATCATCTGCGCTCGCTACTCTTATTGCGTCAAATATGAAATCTCCAGCTGATGTTGTCGCCGTTGCTGCTTCGGTAATATAAGCAACATATGTATAGTCAAGAGCACTTATTGATGGACTACTTGTTGTTCCTGTGAATCCTCCCGGTATTGCTATGCTGATGTATTGCCAGCCAACAACTAAAGTTGCGGTTGTTGCTGTGTAATAATAGTAGTTACTTGAGTCGCTTCCGAATCTTAACTCAAAGCTAGTACCCGAAGATTTGAGTTTTGCAAGTGCTGTTGCGTCTTTAATATAGAACCAAACAAGAAAATTCTTACTCGTTCCGTCAACGCTTGTTGTTGTTTTGCTAGCGTAAACAGTTGCTGTTGAGGTATCGGTCTTTGTAAGATTAAGACTTCCGTCAGTTGTTCCGTCTGGTTTATAAGTAGTTGCGTTAACAGTTACTGTTCCTGTTGTTGTCCATCCAGTTATCGCATTACAAGCATCAACGAGTTCCGCTCCTTGAATTGGAACCCTAGTTGTTAAAGCAGTGTCAGAAAATGTTACATCCACTGTATCGATACTTACACTAAAGTTTGCAGGGTTTGTGTAAGTAGTTGCTGTGTTTCCAAATGTTAAATCTAATAGTATCTTCATACCATCCTTGGTCATGTTTAAATTGTTAGTCATGCTGTAGTCACTCCATTAATATATATTGTTTCTATAAGAGTATAAGTTTCTGCAACATCATCGCCCCAATTAAATCCTGTAGGGTCCCAATCACCTTGAGTATCTGAATCCCAATATAATACTCCAGAATCCATTGGTGCGCTGTAAATCTTCTCCCAACCCTCAACAGTAACGGTCTTTTCTTGAGTGATGAGTTGAACGTTGATATCGCTATCAGTAGCTAATTGTCTTTCTAAATCAGCAACTCTACCAATTGTTTTAATAGTTACATCATTATCATTTAAAGGTAGTATTCCGACAGTAACCTCATCTGGTTTGAATGGGAAAAAGTATTTTATACTATTAACAACAACGTACTCTGTTCGAGAATTCTGCGAATCAACAACATAAACAACTTGACCAACCTCTAAAGTATTCTCTTCCAAAACTCTTAATGGAGCGCTTAACAAAGCATCAGAATTTTGCTCTAAAAAGTTAGTAGCACGAAGTTCAGCGTCGTCGCTGTTAGTTATTGCGTTATTAATAACAGTTCCATCTCGTTGATTATAATTTGTAATGCTTGAATCGTCTGCTATTAAAACCTTTGCTGGTACGTTGTAGCTGTAACTAGCAACTACGTTGTTAGGATAAGGAGTAACTGTGAATATTAGTTGTTTATTATATGCTGTTACGTAGAAATCTTTAGGGTCTGCACTATCAACTCCGCGGTCCATCTTTACACTATTAACATATATTTCTGTATCGACCGGCTTTGCAGTAAGCGTAAATACTGTTTGTGCAGCTATAGGGACTAATGTTTCTGTAGTCCAATCAAGCTGTTCTCCGCCAATGAATGTTACATTATTAACAATGTTTTCTCCAGCATCTAACCATTGAACTCGATTAACAACATTATCTCCTACTGTTAAAATTACCGAGCTATTCTCGTAACTATACCCGGTAAAATAGACTAAATCTTCAGCGTCTCTGTAGAATAATTGTCTGTAATAAATATTTCCTAAATCTTTTAAACCGCTGATTATTGATTTTGCTATCTTCCAGTTTTTTAATAAGAAAGGAGTGTCTGTACCTGTTGTTGGGATAGAAGTTGTCGTGTATGACAATCCAATATCTGTTAATAGTGTTTTTACTATTTCGCTACCAACACCTGCTTCGGTGTCTGTATTCATATCAAAGGTGTAATCGTACTCTCTAATAACTGCCTTGTAAAGTTTATCAGCAACCTCGAAATCATAAAGACTACCAGTTGTTCTAACATTAACTATCTCTCCTTGAAACATTATACGCTCGGTACTTGTTAAGAAACCTCTCTCTATCTTAAAACTTTTACCGATTAATAATTTAGAAACAGTTAATACGTTTGCTACATTTCTTGTGAATCTAAATGCTCCGTATTTGACTGGTTGTTTAGTATCCTTTGTAAATGTACCATTATAAAGATAAGATGAGCAATCTATTCCATCAATTGTTATCTTAAAAAGTCCTGGGTTACTCATTTATACTCCACCTACTATTAAATTAATTGTAAACGCCAATCTATTAGGGTCTCCTGTTCGTTCGTCAAACTCGATAGCTGATTTTAAACAAGTACTAACAACCCATGCTGAACCGTTCCAACTACTCGTGTAATTACTATCAATAGTTGTTACTGTCTGTGAACCATTCAATATTTTTTCGAGCCATTGTCTCTGTCCATTTATAGTTGTTGCTGTTCCTGAATCCAAATGATTTGTTCCGTCATTAAATAAGAATCCACTTATAGTAATCGTTTTTAATGTTCCATTATAATCGAAAAGCATTGCGTCGAGTGGTCCACTTCCTGGCATACTATCGCTGTCTAGATTAGCAGCGAGTCCACTTCTTACTGACTCGCACTCTCCCTCGCTAAATGTGAATGTTACGCCTCCGTTTGTTAATGTTACAACCATAATTTTCAATCCTCTTATACATTGCTTAATCTGTTAAATATCTGCGATGCTGATTCATTCTTACTCAAATCAATACCGTACTTCTTAGCTGTTGCGTTACTTCTTGAAGTAACCTCTTGACTGCTGATAAATGCCGTCATATTGCCAGTTGATTCGTTTACTCCTGTTATCTTACCTTTAGAGTTTTTACTCCAGCTGATAGAGTTAAGTGCGTCGTTGATGCTCTTCTGTAATCTACTACCAAGATTTGCTGTTGCTGAATCAAAATTTAAGCTATCCATTATCTTATTAAATCCGGTTTGAACTCCTGTAGCGGCGTTTAGCATTTCATTATTATAAACTTCTAATACAGTATCAAATGTCTTTGAAACCGTTTCTCCTAAGCTCGTTCCAAATATTGTATCAACCATACCAGCTATCATCATAAAGACTTGTTTTAAGAGTGCTGCAAATACGTTAACGAGAGCTGCTTGCATACCCATTAATAAAACTAATATTGCAGGTTGCGTGGCAGCCATTCCTCCTGATTTCATCATATCGTAAGCTATCTTTCTAAATGGTTTCATAATCTCGTTAAACACCTTAACTAATGGTTTAATAAACATCATTAATGGTAATAAAAATACCATTAATATATCGATAGCTGGTCTTAAGAATTGAGCTAATAATTTCAACACTCCTTTGATAACTGATACAACTGGTTGCAACACTCCTTTAACTGCTTCGCTAATAAGTCCGTAAATTTCTTGTAGTACGTTAAATCCTGCACTAAGTTTAGCAGCGTTTCCAATTGCACTACCTCCTCCACCGCCTCTTCCAGAGTTTCCTGAAATAGATGCGGTTGCATCATTTACTATTTGTACAATAATTGGTTCTGTATAATTTGCCATAATTCATCACAACATCATCAATGGGTTCTTCTCGCCCAATTCATCAAATATTAATATCAACTCTTCGACATCCCGGTAATCAATTGAATCAATCTCGGAAGGCGTCTTTCTTAATAATTTACATAAAGTAGCCCTGTTGATTTTCATCTTTGCCTCTGGGCTGTCGGCTTGTTTTCTTAGTGCAAAGATTAATCTTTTTTTTCTTCATCGCTCATTGGTTTATTTAAATCTCTTATTTCATTGAGTAGGAAATTACCGCTCTCTTTACTAAAATTGAAAACAACCTTTATCTTATCGTCTGCTACCATATTGGGTTTCACAACGAACTCAGTCCCGTCGATATTTCTTACAAAATGTATTCCGGCTGCTAACATATAAACTCCAAGTTCTCCAACATTTAGTTCCTCTCTAAATTCTGGTTCCATGCTCTTCTTGCCGTTAACTATTGTTTCTTTAAATTTGCTAACAGTGCTTGCTATCCTCATCTGTTCTCCGAAGCTATATGTCTTTATAGCAATATCTCCGAAGTTCCATTCTGGTATGTCGCCTTTCTTTATTTCTTTAATCAACTTTGCGCCTCCGTTACAACTAATGTTTGACCAATATTTTCAACGTCTTCAACCATAAACTCATTTAGTTGATGACTATCTGCAATCTTACTTATTACGACATTTGTAAATACGAAATCCACGTATTGACTTCCTGCTCTCGTGAACTTTAATGCTAACGTTACAGGGGTTTGACTTGCAATTGCTGTTGAACTACCCATCAATCTATCCATTTGGTCATCGTCAAGATATTTTAAAGTGAATCTAATATTTAAGTCTAAACCTTTAATTATACCAGCTTGTGCTTCCGAATTAAATCCGTAAAGCATTTCTGCATTGTTTGTAATTGTTATATCTACGCTGTCGATTATGTTCCCTATAACTGTTGCGTCTGGCATCTCTATTGAACCGCCGCTAAAGTTGTAAAGCTCGTCTGTAGAGTTTGCTATTGCTCCTGTCACGCTAGTATCTTTTGCAATCTTACCGCCTAACATATCAAGACTGACATTAACCGCCTCTCCAACTGCGCATCTTATAGTTGCTGAATTGATTAACATACCAGCGTAGGTTCTTTGACTGTCTGTTGTTACGTTATCGATTTCTTCGGTTACTGTGATGCTCTTTGGAGTTACTCCTATTGAATAAACATAAGGTGCTCCTGTTGTTCCACTACCTGTTTTTGTACCCATTAAAACATATTCTAACCAATCGAATCTTTGTGCTTTAAACTCAACACTAGACCTTGCCATGACTGTTCCCGTAGTAAACTTTTTAACGACTCTACCATCGCCAAGTGTTGTACCAGCGAATCCTCTATGTGTTTGGATTTGTCTATCTACATCAAAGCTGCTTGATTGTATTAATCCGCCAAATACCAAGTTTGCTGTTACTGCTGTTCCAAACGTGCTTTCTGCTCCATATAATATGTAAGTGTTAACTCCTGCTACTCTTTCTGAATTTGCCATTATTGTTTCCTCCTATTTTGCCATATCGTTGATACGGACTTTTACTTCTCTCATTTCACGATTTAAATCATCCATCTTTGATGAAATCTCTTTTAATACATTAATCATTTCTTCTTCGTGACTCATTTCAAAACACCATCCCTTCTCATAAAGAATAGTGTCCAATAAGCATAAATTATTAGGCTGAACCCTATGATTCCAAAAAAGTGGAATCTTGTATAATACCAATCGCCCCAACCAGTCATAAACATTAATACTCCGAATAATAAGTCTGTGATTCCCGTCCAAAGGCTTGCTTTTACAACTCTCATCTCTGCTTTCATTTTAGTTTATCTCCAAATTGAAATCGCTGTTGAAATCGATGTTTTGTTTGAATACTCTGTCTTTAAACTTCTCAAACTCTGCTGGTACGATTGGTCCAATCATTCGAGGCTTAACAACTCTTAACTTGTTAAATCCATTCATGTTGCTTAATAAAAATGAGCGTATTGCTTTGACATAGTTACGTACGTCTTCTTTCTTGAAGTCATAAACGACGATGCTTAAATCATAACTGTTTCTGTTAACATTACCAAAGCCACCATTCTCACTTGTTACATCGATAAACTCCACTGCAATCTGTGGGATTGCACTAATGTTGATATCTTGTCTTGGGTAACCAGGCCAGATATGGTCGCCACCATAATCGTAATTAACACTTGCTGTTCCCGTTTGTGCTGTCGTGAATGTAACCACACAATTGCTTCCGCTATTATAATTAGTTTCGTAATCAGTACCAAGAGTGAGTGTTGTTGCATCTACAAGGAAGCTTCTAATATTCTTAACATTAGGAACCGCGACTGTAAATGTAGTGCTTCCTGCAAGTGTTCCAGTAACTGTTGTTGTTGTTACTCCTCTCTGAGTTGTTGTTAATACATCAGCGTTTCGTAGCTTAACAGCTACTTCTTCAAGTATTTCGAATTGGTCGAGTGTTGCCATTATGCTAGTTGCCTCTGTAAATTAACATATATTATATCTCTTAAATGAGCATTAATTGTTGAGCGGATGAAAGGATTAGGGTCTGTTCCTGGATGATGGACTACTTTTGCAAAGACGTCTTTACCGCCATTCTTCCAATGAAGACTTTTAGCATTAACAGGTTTAATGATGTGAGGTGCCGTACCGAATTCTACAAAGAAAGCGTATTCTGGCATGTGAATATTAAGTTTACCATCGACTACTTCATGACGCATTGATTCTCTCAAGAAGCCGGTATCTACTGGAGCGACGCGTACCAACTCGTTTATTAAGTCGTTACCTATACCATCGAGTGCCATGTTAAAGGCTTTCTTGAATTGAGCTTTAGTCATTTTTTTCATATTAGGAAAAGATTGCAAACCTTGTAAGCAACTGTGCCTCCGATATTATCCCGGTTAAGAACTGTTTGTACTCTGTAGCTGTTACCATTCCAAGTAACCTTATCGAGTCGTGTTATTGTATCTGCTGCTTTTACAAGCATTAAACCATCGCCGCCTTCAATCATTCCTGCTTTGTCAAAAGTCCAAGGTCTAGCCTTTCGAACGATGTAAGCTCTAAGAGATGCTGTTGCTCCGTAAGTAACTGTCTCATCTCCTTCGATGTTAGAATAAGTAAATGTTGCTGGGTATCTTACAACGTCGTCACCGTATTGTGTGATTACATTACTGTAAACTGTGAATTCTACTCCAGTGCTTGTATTTGTCATTTGATTCTCCTCTCCGGGTTATAACGTTTGTTTAACCGGATTTAAAAGCTGAAAACAGGCCATATCTTGACTTGTTTCAACAGTTCTGTATACTCTTCTTTAAGCGTCTCTAAACTGCTTCTAATGTTAATATAAGCCTGTCCTACCGATACGCTTAGTTCTGGTAGATTGACACTTCCTGGGTCATCGTATGTTCCACCCATTTGTTGAGCCATAATCTGCATAGCAGCATGTATTTCAACAAGTCTCTTAATATCATAAGACAAGTTATCAACTCCGTACCAATAAGAAGCAGTTACTTCTTGAGGGTAGGTTCTGCTGAATATACTTGCTTCTGCAGTGCTTTTAAATTGTAATTTACCAGTCTTCTCATAAACATAAACATTACTAGGAGTTACTGTTACTGGAGTTGCTCCGATTGTTAGTGTCTCGAGCTTTTTAACTGGGTAATAAGGCATGAATTGGTAAGAATAACCGCTACCATCGTATACTTCCGAGACGTAAGGGTTGAAGTCTGCTGGTACGTAGAAAACGTGGAATTTTGAACCGCTTGCTGGATTTGTTGTTGTCCAATCTCTATCAACTGTTAATGTATCTGATGTGTTTGAAAGTATCTCTCTTAATTGAACGCTTCCAGTTCCTGAATAAACCCAAACATAAAGACCGACATAATTGTTAACAACCCAACCAGCTCCAGAGACAGTTATTGTTGCTGCCCCACCACTTGATGCAGTTTGTGCTTCGAGTACTCTTCTCCAATAAATATTTTTTGTCATCCTGCAAATAACGGTTTCTGCCTCGGCAATCTGATTAGAAACATCCGTGGTGGAAACAACGCTGCTTGATATTCCTGAAGTTCTATAAACCTCTGTAGTTGTACAATAAGCGTTTCCTGCTGTGACTATAGCGATTGCATCGCTTGTGAAATAACGTAAGCTAACAACTTCTGAATCAAACAAGTTAACTGAGAACGTGACTATACCGCCTGATATTGTGAAGTCATCTCCTTCGTGGAGTGGTGCTCCTTGTCTTAAGAATTCTATGACCGAATAATAATTAGCGTTTGCAAGAGTGTATGTTCTACTAGCTGCTCCATCAGAGCCGCTGAAATCTGCTCCTGTTAATGACTCATATCTAGGGGTTAATTCTGTCATCTTAGCTTATCCTCATATTTTAAAGTATTTAAATATCATTTTCTCAACATGAAACCAACGAGTATTATAGCAATACTTAATGCTGTGGTTGCAACCCATCTATTAAGTTTAACCTTGCCGTTTGTAACGTCTAATCGCGACATTATTCCTTTATTAATATCCATTTGTTCTTCGTGGTGTTTTTTAATCATGTCGTAGATGTCTTTATTTGTTATCTTCATGAACTCTTTTTCTGTCATTGTAAACACTCTCTTGGGTCGCATGTTGGTCTGTCACAGATGCATTTAGTGATTATAGTTGGTGTGTAACTGACGTTGTAAACAGTTCCTGCAATGCTTATTTGTTTTGCTTTATCAACGACTATTACGTCTCCGATTTTAATAATATCCACGCCTGTCTCTGTAATGGTCGCCTCTTGAATATTTGGTGTTATTGTAACATCCGATTCTTTAAGATTATTATTTGTTAACCATTGTCGTGTTGGTATCCACTTACCTTTAGTGCATACGCTACTCTTTTCTGTACCATTAACTGTCCAATAAGCTGTTGTATTTGTGCTGCTGAATCGCGAGAATATTCCCGTTACATTATTAGTTGTGCAAGTGCTTGCTGCGTCTAGTTGTTCCGGTGTTAAGAAGTATAGTCCGCTACCTGCTAGCAGTAAGATGCCTATTATTCCGGTTGTTATTTTTGTTGCTGTTGCCATTTTTTAATTCCCTTGACAATTGTTTGGTCTGAAGTAAGCTAGTCCAAGATTCTGAACGCAAGATGTTGAGTTACTAACAACAGAAGCTCCTGTAATGTATAATAATCTTTTTTCTGTTATTTGTGTGTTACCTGCATTTGTTGTGTCTGTTGCGTTAATCCACCAAAGGTATTCATTCCCTGCTACTAAAGCTGTACTTGTAATACTCTTGATTCCTGTTGTTGTTAAACTATTATTAGAACCATAACTTGTTCCATTGATTATAAGACTAGTATTCCAAGTTCCTGTTATTGCAGTTATGTTAAAACTAAACGTTGGAGTTGCTGATGAAGTATATGTGAAGTTAGACGGACTAACCGATGCTAAACTTATGGAGTTAGAAATAACTATAGCTGATGAATTAAAATAGCTAAGATTATAAATTTCGGCATCTGTTAGTATCTGGTTCCACACAGCAAAGTCTCTAATTGTGTGAGCAAAGCAAGTATTATCACAAGCCTTAGCTCCTCCGTTAAGACTAAACCCATTAACTCCCAAACTAAGAGTTCCTGGATGTGCGTTGCTTGCTGTTCTTGTTCCATTAACAAAAGCTGTTATATTACCGTTTTCCCACTTCATAGCAAAATCATATTCTTGACCGGCAGTAAAGTTCACTCCTATACTATCGTCGTATTGATTGCTTGTTGTTTGTATTCTTGTTTTCCAAGGATTACGATAAATAAGACTATGGTCTTTACTGTGGTCTGTTTGACTGAATATATCCATTCCTTCAATACCACCAGCTGCAGTAACGTTTATTCTAAAAAAGATAGTGTAGTTGTTACCGAATAAAGAAGCAATATTTGTTGTGTTATATCCTACATCTTGACGAGCCATCTTATAAGCGTTAACGTTTGGTTTTTGAGTTCCAACTAGAGTTCCATTAGCTGTTACTAAAGGAGCTGTTGTTGAATTAAATTCTCCCCATATCTTAAGACTATCATTTCTAATCTGAGTTGGGCTATTTCCTAACTGACCAACTGCTAAGACATTTAAACTTAAAAGTAGTATAAACAAGAATCCCGTTATTACAAAATAGTTGTTCTTATTAACCTCGTTATTCAAATCTAAAACTCGTTTCTTCATTTTTATTGACACACCCACGAAGCATTACCCCTATTGTATAAAGTTCCTGAAGCGTTCACACAATCAAACCAAGTAGCATTAACATACCAAATATAGAATGGAACTACTCCGAATCTATTAGTTGAAGCTGCTCCGAATGTAATATTGCCAGTCATTGAACCACCGGCTAGTTGTAAACGATTGTTAATCAATGTTGCTTGTGTAGTATTGTCAGTACCAAGATTTGTTATAAGAGCAGCTTGCGTAGTATTGTCACTTCTAAGAGTTGTTATCAATGCTGCTTGTGTTGTGTTGTCTGCTTGTAATGTTGATATATGTACTCCTTGAGTAGTATTATCTGCTCTTAGAGTTGTTATAAGACTTGCCTGTGTAGCATTATCAGTTGTTATTCTCTGTGTTATATTGATTAGCTCAACAAATAATGTTCCGCTAACATTCAACAATGGCATAATAACAGTTCCCGTAAATGTTGGACTAGCAAGATTAGCCTTTAAGTCAATAAGACTTGCTTGCGTAGTGTTGTCAGACGATGAGTATATAGTGCTTGCAAACCCTGTATGTCCGCTAGAAGCGTAATCTAAATTTGTTAATAAAGCGTGGTCGTTTGTTCCACTAGCAGCAGTACCAGCAACAGGTAACCCAATAATATTCTTATAGTATCTTCCATTACTATAAGCCTGCAAAGTATTTAATCCTTGTTTCAAAATTACCTGCGATAAAGGTAAGAAATGACCATTAATGTTAGCGTTATTGACAGTAAAAGTAGTGGTTCCAAAAGCATCTTGTTCGGCAGCCGCGGATGTAGAATATTCTGTACCTGGGGTAGTACTCGGAACAATAACCATTTTTGCAGTTGTATCATTCGATTGAAGAATACCAACTACTGCTTGATAGTATTTGTTACTACCTATAGCTCCGCCGTCGTTGTACTGGGTAATATTGGTAAAACTGGTTGCTTGAATGAAGTTGCCATTGTTTAATACAATTACGAAATTTGATGATGTAAGATTGTTAGCTACACTTTTTTCTTCAAGAGCATCCCAGTAAGTTCCGCTAGAATAATTGATAGATGAAGCAGTTGCACTAACAGTAAACCCGTCTATGTATAAACTACCCTCATCATCGAATCTACTGTTTGAATTATAGACAAACTCGTCATTAGTAATTAAATGATTTAAATACATATAAGTTGTTCCATTACCCACCAATCCTTCCCATACATCGGCATGGCGCGCTGAAGCATGTGATGTGTCAATTGTTAATACTGGAGGAGTTCCTTGATAGCTAACATAATTGATTTGTGGATTAGTATTATTTCCAATATTTAAAGATATTGAATCGTTAGTCTTTCCTAAATCATAAACTGTTCCGTTCAAATTAACAATTATTGTTTTATTATCGAGATTTGCTATTCTTAAAATATTGTTATTAACAGTAACTTGTAAGTTACCAAAAACTATATTTTTGTAAGTATTGTCGTTCTCTTCTAGTTCCCTAGTCATATAGTGCCATTCTCCAGAAACGTCTTTCAACCACATATCCCCAACTACTTGTAAGTCATCAGATACTAACAAATCAGCTCCGGTTGTTGTAGTATTACAATCAATCTTTAAAGTCTCTCCAATAACACTCATATAACTTCCGCAATCAGTGACTGCTGTAGTGTTTGAGAAATTATTAATCTCGTTCTGAATCATAAAACTTCTAAGTAGAACACTTGCTTGTGTAGGACCGCCGCTTTGTATTATGAAATGAGGGAGTTCTTGATTAGGTGGATTAGTCATCATCAAAGCATAAGCTGCACCATCAATCTTTGCCGGGTCTACTGTTCTATTGGTCCAGACGATTTTAGAATTAATGATATTAGCTTGAGTAGTATTATCTTGGTCGGATGCTGTTATATTTTTGTATTTAGAAAATAACGATACCCCTTTTTCAATAAATTCTGTTGCTTGACTAAACCCTGTAGTGTTAGTACTGTTTACATTGTTAATCCATAATATTCCTGTAAAGTTTGCACTATCGAAAACTGCTGTTCCTGTAAATGTAGGACTTGCGGAATTTGCTTTTGAATCTATAAGGGTCGCTTGTGTAGTGTTATCGCTTCTAAGAGTAGATATTAAAGAAGCTTGAGTAGCGTTATCAGAAGATGCACCGCTTATACCAGTTGATATATTTGTTTGCAAAAGACCGCCGGTACTAATAACAAATGCTGTATCATTATAACGCTGGTCGGTAATATCGAGTTTAAGAATAATAAGACTTGCTTGTGTAGTGTTATCGCTTATAAGAGTAGATATTAAACTTGCTTGAGTAGAATTATCATAAGATGCTGCACTAATACCATTAGAAATATTAGTTTGTAAATTACCAACAGAAACATCTACTTCAGATTTAGTGTAGAATAATCCTGTAAGATATGTTTCGATAATCTTTAAAATTCCACCGCTTGTACTTAATTGAGTAGTATTAACGCTAAGAGCTGAGGTATTTACAGCAGCTGAAATGTTAGTAAGACCTGCACCGTTACCAAAAAAATATTGTCCTGTAACGTTTGTGAAATTGTAAATAGTATATATATTTCGACCATTTATATTACCCGAAGGTGTAAAGTCAACAGCTAACCCTAGTGTTGACACTAATAGAATAAAGAATAATAAAAGAGAAAAAAGGCGTCTCATGTTAGGCACCTATTTCTTCTTTCCAAAATATGATTTCTTTGCTGGTGCTGGTTCTTCTTTAGCAACAACCTTTTCAGCAACAACTGCTGATTTGTCTTTTTTAAAAAGTAATCCGCTAGGGTGTGTTGACTCATCAAATATCCACGCAATCTTTTTGTCTTTATCAATAAAGCTTCTCATAGTAAATCGTCCTCCTAATAATTATAAAAATAATATAAAAAAAATTTGTTTACGCTGGATTAGTTGATGTACCAATTATCATATACATTCTAGGGTCGTTATCAGTTCCTGAAGGTACTGTAATTGTTAAAACTCCTGCACTTACTGCTGTTGTTGGGAATTCTTTAACAGATACGCTGTTGTCTGTTGTGTGTTTCCAACCATAAACTCCGATTAATCCTGCTGGTCCAATACCAAGTTTTGAAAGTGTTAATTCAATTGTGTCTGTTGCGTCAACAGTATTTTTTGTTACAATCATTACTTGGACGATGTTATCGTTAGGACTGACTTCTTTAACAAAGTAGTCTGTGTCTAGTACTAATGCTGCCATGTTGTCATCCTCCTTAAGGGTTTACGCTATGTCCGTAGACAATTATAAATCTTCTGTCGTTGCTAGTACCTGATGGAATAGTTATTGTTAAAACTCCTGCACTTACTGCTGTTGTACATGCTTCTTGCGCATAAACGCTTCCGCTAGTTGTCTCGACAAATGCTATTAATCCAATGAACCCTGCTGGTCCAATACCTAGTTTAGATAATGTTTGAACTACTGTGTTTGTTGCGTCAACTGTCTCAGCACATCTAATAACTGCTTGAGTAATACCGCCCATTGGAGATACTCTCTTCATTACGAAATCTGTTGTTTCTACTCTTGCTGTTGCCATGTTATCTCAATCCTCCTTATGGGTTTTCGGTTGAAGCTAAAAATATCAAGAAGTGTCTTGCTAAGTTATCTGCTCCTGTACCGCCTACTGTTATTGTCAATGTTAAGCCGCTCATAGTTGTTGTTGGTTGTTCTTGAACAATTACACTGTTTTGTGTTGTGTGAACAAATCCTATAACTCCCATCATAGCTCCTGCGCCGTAATCTGTTAAATCAACCTCTAATGTGTCTCCAGTATCTACTGTAGAAACTGTTGATACGACTAATGTTTTGAATCCTTCGTTAGGGAAACCTTGTCCGACAAAATAATCGGTTCCTTCTGTTATTGCTGTCATATTGTCATCCTCCTATTTATAAATTATTAATCCTCTAAAAGCAGCACTGCCTGTTGTTGTGCTTGTCAAAGTTATTACGTTTGTGCTGATAGTATTGGTTTCTGCTGCTCCTGTTGAGTTTATTTGTAAGAACGCTGTATCTACCAATGTTGCATTCTTTACTGTTATTGTGTCGTTTTGTAATACTTTAAACCCTGATGTTACTGGTATCCATCCAAGTTTGTAGCCGCCGAGTGTTGCTCCACCAAGTGGTGCAATTTCGATTGCTGTTACGTTTTCATTTGTTGCTGTCATTATTGTTTCCTCATTTATTTGTATATAATTAATCCTTGAACGTCACCTGTTGTAGCACTTGTTGCCGTGATTACGTTCGTTGATATTGTATTTGCTTCCGATGCTCCGGATGCGGATATTTGAAGAAAGGCTGTATCGATTAGAGAAGCATTAGTGATTGTTACTGTATCATTTTGTGCTGCCTTCGCTGAAGCTACTAACCAGCCCAACTTATAACCGCCTAGTGTTGCTCCACTGAGTGGTGCAATTTCTTTAACTACTGCGTTTACATTTGTCATTGTGTTTTCCTCCTAAAAAATATAAAAAAGAATTTAAAAAGTTTGTATCCGTGGTTACGTACTTAAGCGCTAATGCCTGTTACTGAACTGCAGAAGCTTGGGTTCTTTATGATTAATACTTCATATATTTTCAAGAAGAACTTGTCGCTGTCGTTAGTTTTAGCTAGCTTTTCGTATGTTAAGTCTTGTAAGACTCTCATTTCTACAACACTAAGGTCTAGGAAGTAAATACATTTGCTTCCTGAAACGTTGCTCAAGAACATACTTGGGATAACTGGTATTTCTCCAACCATACTTCTGTATGTTAATGTTGTGAATCCCCAGAATACGTTTTTCTCTGCTGACAAGTATCCTAGTTTTGCTTGGATAAGTGCTAGTAAATCAGTGTAAACTGATGAACTGCAGAAAGCTACGTTTGGTCTTCCTCCGTCGTCGAATGCGTATTGGATTGCTGTGTTCAAATCTGCAAGTGACAAAGCTGTTGTTGATTTTACAACTGCGTTTGTTGTGCTCATTGTTGCAACGATTCCGTTGTATTCTGTTCCGTCAGGGTTTCCTGAGATTGCTGATGTTGTTGCGTTACCGTTGAAGATTAAGTTTTCTTCAAGCTCTTTGATTTCTCTTGTTTTTGCAAGTACTTCTAGTTGTACTGCATTTGGTGCTGAAGCATTTCCAAATTGTCCTTCAGGATTTCCGCCACTTGCTGTTATACCCATCAACATAAATGATGGAACTGCTGCTAGTGTTTGTCCTGTGATTCTTCCTACAGCGTATAAGTATTTGATTACTTTGCTGTTTCTTGTGTATGTGTCGTTAACATCTGCAAGTGCTGCATCTTCAACTGCTGTGAAAGCTGCTCCTTTGCTTAATGTTGTCCATTCAGCTGTTACTCCCATGTTTGATACTCTTGGGATTATTTCTACTGCTGGTGTGAATTTTCTGCTTGTATCAATAATTTGTGGGTCTAGGTAGATAGGGATTATTGCCTTATCTTGTGTACCTGCACTCATTGAACCTACGTTCATTGCTTTAAGACCTGCTTGGTACATGTTTTGTAAAACATTACCTTCTGCTCTTAAATCTATCTTTGAGCTTGCATCTGCATATCTTGTTCCTGCTTTTAAGTTTCCGAATGTTTGCGCGTATGCACTTTCTGCGTCAACACTGAAATTTCCTGTTTGTGCCATTTAAATTCAATCCTCCTATTTTTTATCTTATTAATCCTAATGGTGCAACGATTTGAGTCATTGGTTCTGCCTTAGGCATTTCTTTTGTTATTTCTGCTTTCATTACTGGTTTTTCTAACTCAGCTTTTAGTTTTGCAACTTCTGCTGAATGAGCGAGTACTGCTTCGTCATATTTTGCTTGTAGTGCTTTTAGTTCTGCTTCATGAACTGCTTTAACATCTACAACTGGTTCTGTTATTACTGCTTCTTCTGCTTTCATTTTAGGCTCCTCCTTTTTGTCTTCTTTCTTATCTCCTTTCTCTTCTTTACCATGCGATTTTTCGTAATGGTCTTCTAGAAGTTCTTTAGAGTCGAATTCTTTGTCACAGTCTTTACATTTCATTTTCGTATCCTCCGATTTTGTTTCCGGACTCTCCGGTGCTTTTGGTGATTGTGAATCTACAGATTGAGTATCTGCTGGGTTGTCTAGTTTTGGTTTAAACTCTGCTTTTAATTGTTCTTGTGAATCCATCCATGCTGCTGCGCTTTTCATACTAACGTTAAATGTTGCGTTTGGATTAACAGGAGAACCTGTTAATGTAACGTTTACAAGGTTTAAGTTTGATATTACTTTACCAGCTTTTCTGACTGGGTAGAATGCGATACTAAATGCTTTTAAGAAACCATCTTTGATGCTTCCCCAAACCTCATTAAAGCTCCCTAAATTAGTGTTTATCTGAGCTTTAACCCAAACTCCTTTTGGTCGCATTTCTGCATATACTATCTTAGCAACTGGTATCTTCTGATTCTTTGGTCGTTGTAATATGTTGCCGGCTTCATCATACCATTCACCATGTTCAATATCCATGGTGATGTTTTCGTTTTGTATCTGGTTTAGAATGTCTTGTTGAGCCTGCATGTCGAGTATCTCGCCTGCTTTATCCTCATCGATAGTGCTAGCATACCCCTCAACATAATACTTCTTTTCCCCTTTAAGATTGACTTCACTCCATAAGAATCCGTCGTTTATTTCGTACTTGAAGATATTGTCTACCATAATATCCATATTAAAGAATTTAGAAGTATTTAAATATCATTTTTTCTGAATGTATAGAACGCGGCAAGCACAATGTGGATGTTTTGGTGGTAGCAGGAGTTCCTGACCATCACTAAAACTAAATCTTTCATTCATGCCAATACTAACGCTGTCCATAGCTTCACATTGTGGACAAGGTACGAAATTGCCGTTTTTACTAACTCTCTCATTTTGTGCACTCCATTGCTTATAAACATTCAAACCACTGTCCTTAGCACTTTGGAAGTGTCCCATGTTGAAAGCTCGATTAGTTTCTGTTCTTGTAATCATTTCAGCTCTTGCAATACTTGTGTCCACGACGTCCATGATTCGAAGTTTTAATTGAGCGATGCCTTCTCTATTCATCAATCCTATACTCATCTCTTTACGTAATTGCTCTTTCAATTCTTCGGTTAATCCTTTAACATTAGAGAAAGCGAACTTCTGAACAAAACTTAATGTCTCGTAGTTTGGTAAGAAGTTTCTGTTAAACTGAATCTCTCCAGCATCTAAACCTTTTTGATAATTAGATTTAACAATATCAAAGACGAAATCCTTAAGATTATCAGCATCAATGTAATTAAGATATTTAGCAAGTATATCTTCAATAACCGCCTTCATTTCTGGAAGAGCTTTTAATTTAATAAACTGGTAAGGAACCTTTTTGTTATACTCTTCAGTAGACATGTTTTCTATTCCTAGAACGTAATCGTAAACTTTACCTTCCTTAACAGCTATCGCATGACTACCAGCGCTATAAACATCTCCACCATTTTTACTAACCCATTCTTTAGCCATCTTCTCGCAGTCGCCATAACGAGCTTTTTCGTCTTTACTCATCTTATCAGGATGTAATGGATTAGTTGCTGGATTATCTTGTTTATCTGTATCGTAAGAACCTATAACATCATCTCCTATGTAGATGTGTTTTCCTTGGTGAGTGACCCAACGACTCTCAGCCATTTTAATACTCCTTTTCTATCTGGTCTAGAAGATGTTGCCTAACCTTCTCAAAGTATTTAGAAACGTCATCAGATTCAGCCTTAACACCGACGGCTTTCTTTTTCTCGATGTATTTTTCAAGTTCTTTCTTTTGCTTTTCATATTCAACCTTGTCCTCAGGATTGTCCTCTAAGACTTTAACAACTCGTTTATGCTCGTTAATTAACTCATCAAGTTCCATTTTAACAAATTCTTTAGCTTTAACCTTTGGTTTATCTTTCTCTTCGTCCCGTGCTTTACCGTAGTATTTATCGACTAAATCCATATATGAAAGGATTTCTTCTCTTTGAGATTCGCTTAATGAAGAGTCGCTATCAACCATTTCGCTAATCTTTTGGAAGTGGTCGGCGAGTCTAGAGTTAGACATATTAGCTAGTTCTTCTTCATCCTTCATTAAACTCTTGTATTCTTTAGGAGCATTAAAATCTTCTTTTGTCTTCTTGTCTTTAGAGCCTTCACCAACCTTTTCATCAAGTAACTCCATATATGATAATATAGCTTCTCTCTCTTTCTTGCTTATTGAAGTATCTTGTTCAAGCTTTGTATCGAGTTTCTCAAATAGCTTCATTGCTTCATCTGGTGTCATTTTTTCAATCTCTTTAGCGCTCTTGATAAACTCTTTATATTTATCAGGGACACCTTCTTTATCTACTTCTTTCTTCTTAGAGCCAGATTTGCTTTTGCCTGTTAGATAATCAATTACTTCGGTTCCTTTTCCATCGTCGTATGGGTCTAATCCATATTCATCGACAACTTGTCCGATAGCTTCTGATTTAGCTTTCTTCGGAGACATTCCCTCAGCTAATAAATCGTTTAAGTAATTGTTATATTTATTTTCGTATTTGCTAAACTTACTGTCAGATGAAGAACCTGAGCCACTACCACTTGATGAACCATCTTTGTAAAAGTATCTGTAATTACCAGGAGAACCTTCTCTTTTGATATATTTATGTTTAACGCTTGGGTCTCTCTTTTGGTCAAACAATGATGGTTTGCCGCCCATCTCTGGATTGCTTAGTTGAGCATCTACCTGTTGTTTCTGAAGTTTTGCAGTATCAATACCTTCTTCTTCTGCAACCATTAGTGCTGTTTTCCATCCACCATTAACTTGTAGTTGGTATAATTGAGCTTTTTTAAGTTCTTCATCAACATCGTAATCTTCAAATGCGAATTCGTATTTACCGCTTTTATCGAGTTCAGTCATCAACTGATTATTAATCATATACTCAATCTTTTTCAATAATGGTTTTAAAGCCTTTCTTTTATGAACACCAGTTTGTGTTTGTGAAACTGCTTTGTTACTATCTTCTGTGTAACCCATCTCATCAGGCGTTACTCCAAATGAAGACCACACTAATTTTGTAAACCATTTCTGTTGTTCGATAATCTCCATGTCTTTACTTGATAGTTGGAATGGGATGAACTTAGCATCTGGTCCTCCATAAACTGGGAATTGATGACCAAGACGTCTAGAATTGCCAAGTAACGTATCTGATGTTTTGAACTTGCCCATCATACGTTCTTGGAAAGCTTTAGCAATATCACTATCGGCGCCTTGTAAGTTTACCATGCCGTCCGGCATGTTACCATTCAAATAGAAATCATTATTATAAGCAGTACCATAAATCAATGTCAACAAGACTTCTTCGATAACCTCAAGTGGTGAGCGTCCATAAATAGAATCTGTTCTTGGATTAGACATCATGTACATAATCTCTCGTCTACCAAAAGGAACTGGTAAAGCATTACCAGTCCAACCATATTGGAAATAAGCAGCTGTCTCAGCATATTGAGCTCCATAAATCTTAATCTTATAAGGCATAGTCATGTTTGGATTCATGTCTCTGATGCTATGAACAATCTCATCTCTGCTCCCCATATAACCATAAATATCTGGATTCTTTAAGAAACTACCACCATCACGAGCGAATAGTTGACTGAACTCTCCCTTCTTATTGAAAACCTTAACTCCAACTGCTGCATCAACTTCACATAGGTCTTGGACCCATTGACCAACAATCTCGCTAAAACTTTCATCGTTGCCGTTAGGATTATAAAACCAGTTACTAATTCTGACAATATCTTTTTCAGAATCGTTGACTGGCTCAGGCTCTTGGGGGAATGCCTTTAAAGTATTCTTAGAATCTGAGGTTTCAAACTTCTCTTTAGCAAACTCTTTCTTAAGTTTAATCTCCCACTTGCAAGTAGAAGCTTCATCTTTTAAAGTTCTGATAACAGAGAATATAAACGGGTTCTTAGCCAAAGCTTTTAGGTGTAGAACGTTTTTATTTAGTGGGTAACCAAATGGTGGTTTGTATAAGAAGTTAGGAATATAAGCTTTAAACTCGTCAGATTGTGGAGGTTCCATTGGTCCTGGAGCTGTCGCTGACCCAGTCTTCTTTTCCTTTACGTCTGCTTTTAAAAAGCTGAATAATCCCATGAAAATGATTTATTTGTAAAACACTGTTACAGTGCTCGTTTTACCGATTGTGATTGTTAATCCAGTATTGAACTTTGTCTCTGGTAAAAGTACTGGCCCAACTACAGGAGTCCATGTATCCATTAAGATAGTCGCTGTTGCAGTTAAACTATCCCATATCTTAACAGTTGGTGCTGTTCCTATACTTGATATAAATAAACCTGATAATATACCATCACCAGCTTTAATATTTGTATCGACTGCAGTATATGCTCCTGTTAATACAGTGAACCCGCTAGTCTTGTTTCTCCAGAATTCGTAATCGTTTTTAGTATTTCCAATATTTCCCATGATTTATCACCTATTATTACAAATCAACCTGGTTAAGGCGTCATTTTTGTAATGTCTAAGTTTTTTAAAGTATTTAAATATCATTATTTTTTAAGACGCTTGACTTCAGGCAAGACCTTTTCTATCTGTTTCATACTATCTTCAATGATACCTAAAACTTTCAATATGCCCTCTCTAGCATCCAAGTCTTTTTGATGTTGAGCGTATCTGTTAGCCTTGTTAGCCATCTCTATAAACTTCTCCATCTCAGCATCCATCTCTACAGCATTCTCTTTAATCTTCTTATTAATGCTTTGTAAGTTGTTAAGATTCTCGTTCTTCTTATCCGCAATCTCTCGATAGTGTTTCTTAACGTATTCTACGCTTACAACTTCTGTTCTGTCGACTTCATCGTTCCCACTAAGGAATGCGCATTTACCGTTTGCTAATTTTTTAAATTCCATCTTCTTATCCATTTTTTTTATCACCTACTAATTTTTGTATCTCCGGATTGTACTGATTGTAAAGACTTGTTTCTTTGCTAAAGATTCCATATCTTATATCAGCCCATCCAATGATTATGAAAGCCGTTATTAATATTAAAATGATAGTTATTGCTAGTAAATGAGAATAAACCCCGAAGGTCTTTAATAATAAGACCATCAACGCTCCCTTCTCGAATATACCGAGTGGTAAACTCAAATGACTATTTGCCCGGTTCCAATACAACTTTATTTTTAGCAGCTCGTTTAGCATTTCGTAAAGCCTCCTGGTAAATGTAATAATCATCAATCAACTTCTTAGCATCCGATATTCCAATCTCTGTATTGTACCTGATAGCCTTCTCTAGTATATAATAATGGACATCGTAAACATCTGTTGTAAAGAACAAATGTCCAGTACTTTTGTTAGGATACTTGCTATATTCATCGACCATCGCTCTAGCACTCTCGTGCATCCAGACGTTTAAAAACTCTCGATAAGCCGTGTCGTACATACACATCGTTAAAACATAATTCTTCAAACTACGAAGTGGTATCTCTCTCTTCCCAACCTTCTTCCAATACTTATCGCTCTTACGAAGATGTTGAGGTCCGCTGTTACGTCTATAATGAGTACACCACTTGGTAATAGCTGATTCAAAACTCTTATCAAAGATTTTAAGATTGCGATTATGACTCTCATTATCAACTTTTGTAACAATGTGTTTACCAAGTATCTTGTTACCGAGTAATATCAAAGGTACGAGAAATTTGTATTTGAAAACATAATGGATGATGTGAAACTTCTTAATATGGTCTCCAGTCTTCTTAGCATTGTAGATATTAATGCCAAGTACTTTTTTATCGTTCTTCAAATAATATTCTGGGTCTTTCCTAAACATTGTATCATACCAACTCATTCTTCATCATCCTCGTTCGTATTTGTATATCTAATATTTTGCACTCCTGGTTTGTTAAGGTCGAAGCTATGAATGCGTCCACAATCCCTGCATCTTAATAGGAATTGTTTAACAGTTATGTAAACTCTCCACCTAGTACCGTAGCTTTTACAAGTAGGTTCTTTTGGCCTACTAGGTACACAGCCACAGTCGTATATCTGATACGTCTCTCTCAAACTTCAACCTCACACACATTACACATCAATAACTAAATTACAATCCACACATCTCAAATGCGGAAACTTGTAACTCTTACGGTTCTTCTCAAACCTCTTCATTTCACCACTACATTCAGGACAACAATCCATATATATCAATCCTCTTAAAACGCGAAGCCAACAGCTTTTGTGTTAACTTCTTTACATGCCAACGCTAATGCATCAACGTAATCATCAAATCCATACTCGCTATGATGGAGTTTAACACTTTGGTTCTCGGTAATCTCATATCTAAAATCTCTCAATTGAGCAATTAATTTAAGATGACCCGGATACTTAACTTTAGAGTTCTCCATCAAAACCTTAAGATTAGAGAACATATCGAGTTTAGATTGCATTGTGAACCTTACACCAACTATCTTGTCGCCAAACTCTTTCTGTTTAGGAAACCCAGTCATTGCAGCACCTTGTTGTATTCTTGGCATATTGTAAACTTTAGCAAGCATGTCGGTAACTCCTGCACCAAGACCGGTCTCATCGAGGAACATTCTTCGAAAGTTATACTTGGCGTGCAAGTCTTTAATCTTCTCAATAACAACATCCAACGTCGTCTTGTTCATCTCAACAATCTCAACAACATGAGCACAATTCTGCAAATCAACATTAATAATCATTAAACAAGTACTATCCTGACCAAGTCTTGCAATATCTGCACCCAAGTAAAACCTTGTAGTCTCAGGTTTATAAATACTCTCGTCGCGACCCTTCTCTATCAAATCGTAACCAAAGAATGCGTCCATATCCTCAATAAACTCTGCACCATACTCAGTCCTGAATATGATATCGGGAGTAACTCTCTTCATCTCATCAATATAAGTTTGTGTGATTAAGTTCTCGCGTACTGGATGAGTGTAATCGTATAAATGAACCTTATATGTTGGGTTCTTTGTTGCTTCGAAGAAATGGTTCTTACCTCTTGGAGTTCCTATCTTTATCATCTTGGCTTTTGTAGTTGCTCCCATTGGCATAATAACTTCTTGAACGATAGAGTCTTTTATGCTCCCTGCTTCTTCTAATATTATGTCACCTGCTGTGTATCCTCTAATACTCTCTCCACTATCTCCTACAGTCTCGCAAATGATACTACGACCATTAGAGAACCTGAACTCTCTTTGTGTCTCTCGTACGATGTGGAAGTCAGTGCTGTAAGGCATTGCGTGAACATCAACTCTTATCTTATCAGCAATCAAACCAGTTTGTCTGTCTGTTGGAGCAAAGATTAAGACGTCGCCAATCTTCTTACGTCTACAAAGAGTTATTGCAATTGGAGATGTAGTTCTTGACTTACCGCTTTGTCTACAGAAAACAGCAACAACATTGTTATTATTGAGACAATCAACAGCGTAATTTAACTGATAATCTTTAGGTTTAAAATTAAACATTCCAAGAAAATACTCTCTAATCTTATCACGACCAATCATCGTTTATTCCTCCACATACTGTTATGAAGTGCTAGGAATGGAATCTTTAAAACTGTTAACATCAAAGTGAATATAGTAAGTTCTACCTTGTCTAAGAACATGCTGCCGATACTTAATGTCATTATCAAACTGATTATCTCCCAACTAAACGCCTTTTGCCAATCTCTCTTGTTCATTTTATATTATCTCTTCGCTATCTTCAACTAGTTTTATAAGTTCTTCAGGTCTCATCCTTCGAAGCATCTCATTACGTATCTGAACCTCTCTCCAAATACGTCTTTGATATAATTGGTTTTGTGTACGGTGTCTGATAACAACACATTCTTTACATCGTATAGTTGCGCACTCTTTAAACTGTCTACAATCAACACATAACCGTGTTAGTCCCTTTTGTATAGGCAATTTGGAGTCACCTCAACACCAACCAACCCAACGCTTTCTCTAGCGTTTGGTGTATGACAAATTATTGGTTGTTTGTCAGTACCATGATATTTACATTTTAAATCGTCTGTTAGTCCTTCGCATCTATTTTTAACAATTAAGATATTGTTTTTAATAGAGTAGTCATCAACTCTCATCTTCAACAAACCTCGCTTGTATGTTGCTCCATGGAGTTCGTAGTATCTTATACGGTCGGGCTGTCCTTCTAAATCAATCTTTATGGCCATCTTCTTCTCAATCCTTGGGAACTTGAACCCTTTAGGAAAAACTAGAGTATACATCTTACAACACTCAGCTTTGCAAATCTTTAAATGGCTACCACAACCTTTATCCATGTCTTCTTGAGTATACATTTAGTCCTCATCCTCATCTAATAAGTTAGAAATTCTTTTCTCCCATTCTTCAAACCCTGTGTTGATATTAATATTGACATTCTCTGTTTTAATCCTGTCGCCGTGAATAAACTTTGCTGCCCCCTGTTCTAAGTTACCAAGAGCAATCTTTTGTGCAGGGTGGACTCCATCTTGTTTCATCTTCTCAATTGTTAAAAGAAGTTCTGCAGCCATACTTGGTCGGTCGTTAAGTTTTTGTAGTAACCAATCAACATCTTTAGAATTAGCAATTTGTTTTTGTATTCTCTCCTTGATACAACGCAGTTTTGCACCTTCGCTTTTAGCTAGGCTTCTCACCTTACCACCACGTTTTGATAATGCTAAATGTTTGTCTTTCGACATTGTATTAAACGGTATCAAATCTTCTTTAGCCATTTTTATAAATCTCTTTTAATCTCACACACTTTTATGCGATTTATTATTTCTTTAGTTTATAAACTTTTTCATTATATAGTATATAATGTACATGTTATTATATATATACTTTAATATACATTACTTAGAAGCATTGATTACATATTGGTCAAAGAGGGTCTTGATGAGTATCTTCGTCTCTTCCCTGTTCTGACAGAAATAAACTGGTATCTTATATTTGTGGTGGATGGTGAATAATATCTTGATTGCAGTCGTTCCTTTCATGTATGATTGGTCCCCGTTGACGTGTAGGTTATAGTAGACACTTATCATCGGCTCTTCAACTACTATCGCAAAGTATTTGAGCTTCATTGCCCTCGCTATCTCTCTTTTAAACCTTGCGTGTTCTCGCCCGAGTGTTTGTAGTAAATCAGCACCGCTCTTTCTTTCAATACATATTTGGTCTTCAAACCCCTCCAATGAATAATCACCAACATCAAGTTTCTTCTTGATTATGTTCTCAGTCCATAAAGGATACTTCTCTCTAGTGTCGACGATAATCATTTGTTATACTCTCTCAACCTTTGATAATCTTGTAAATATTTAAACTCTCCTGTATAAATTCCTTTAATTATGTGTGCTGTTATGTAGTCCTTTACCATGTCTTCAAGTATGCTTGTTATCATGTAACCCACTCTTGTTTCTTTAGTCATAATCCCAACTCCTTTTTCAGTTTAATTAATAAATCTGTAACTTCTGTAGATGATAAACAAGCATTGTTAAGTTGCACATCTTCTATCAAGTCCTTTACTCTTTGTTTAGAGAGACAATATTTTTGCAAATCCTCTTCTGGAATAATGCCACTTCCTTCTGCCAGACTTAATCTGTTAATCTCTATAAGCTCTGGGAATTGTTCTTCAAAACTCATTTCTTCCACCATGCTAAAACCTCCCCATCTTTATACAATCATAACAAACAAACCTTTCAAAAGGTTTATTATCCTTTTCAAACAACCATACTGCAGTAAGACAATGTCTACATTCTCTTATTACACTGTCTTTAACTATCATTGTTTGTTCCACCACGCATTAGCAACAGCCTCATCATAACTATAAACGTAATTTCCTAGTGGTGCGTTCATCTTCATAGAGCCATCACTCTGTATTGTGTAACCGTCTTTTGGGTTGTTGCATTGTTCAGACCAAATCATTTTGTTGCCTCATTAAAACTATATAAGATGCTTTCAATTTCTGAAAGAGTAAACTGTGTACTATCAAAATAGATTCCTTGTTCTAACATTCTAGCCATTAATATAACTGTTTGAGTGAATGTTATTCCTGAAATATAATTAACTTCATACCAAGGAATACATATCTTATAATAAGCTTTCATTAATTTTTTATGCTGATTACAATAATGACACATTTTAAACACTCCTCTCATTCCATTTCAATATATCTGGTCTTACTATATTCACTTCGTAGCTTTTAATATAATTGTCCTCAACAAGAGCAGGACCGTCTACTTTGCTTTCGCATTTCCCCTGTTTGTTATTTTCTCCTGTTTCTTTTTTAAGGACTGATGATGATTTAGTAACGTTACAATCGCGTTCATCATCAGGAGGACTATCAATTCTTTCAATTATTAATTCAATAATATCGCATTTGTCACATAATGCAACACTTTCTTTACAACTCTCAGTAGATATTTCACAAAATTCTTTCATAATGTTATCTAATTCTTTTATTATGTCTTCTTTCTTAAACCAAACAACAGATTCATAAATCTGCCAAGAGTCTGCATCGATATTTGAGATGTATTGTAAAAGTTCTCGTGTCGTCATTCCTTTCATTTTCCCACCTCATCGACTACAACGTGTGTAAACACTTGTCCTTTTAGTTGGTCGTCATTTTTTAAACAAGTTACAATCGGTTCTCTCATAAACCTATACTCGATAGTATAAATGTGTCGTAGTGTTGCTATACATATTTTGTAGCCTTTAAATGTGTTTATAATCCAGTGAATTGCTTTTTTCATTTTAATAATACCCCATACAATTTAAACAAATACTTAATCTTTCTGTTGAGTGTGGACATCTTAAAACTTCATCTACCATCTTTTTCACATCCACGTATTTAATAACGATTTTTGTTTTGTACATAACATATTACAAGCAATCTCTATCTTGTAATAATAATCATTCCAACCAAGTGTTGTATAAACTGACTTAATCTTTTGTAGTATGTTCTTATCAATCATTTGTTGATAGTCAACTTCGTACCCATTAACTTCTTGTATGTCTTCAAAACATATAACACTTGTGTTTGGATGCTTAACATACAACATCAAAACCTTTTGACCGGCACCTACACTTACTCCTGTTGTCTCCCTCTTATGTTTTGCAGCACGAATCTTAGGTGTATTCTGTATAGCATAGGTTGAAGGGTCCTCGTTGTACTTGATTGGGATAGCAACATCTTCAAGTGGTATCTTACGATTAACCATATCATTAGCAACCATCAATACATAATCAGTTGCTTCACCCTTATGCGCGCCTCGTAGTATCATTGTTATCAACTCTTTCTGCATCTTCTTTGAAATCCTTGAAGTATCAGAACGTCGAGCAGCAACACCAGCTATTTTTATCTTATCAACAAACTCATCTTCGTAAATGATGTTACCAGCGTAACGCTTCTTCTTGAACAAAATAACCGTTTTAAACACCTTTTCAAACTCAATCTTCATATTGTTACTCCTAATGTGGAAATCTTCATTTAAAACCCGCTGAACTTCGTTATTTAAGGCTTTTATAATCGTTCTGCCTTCTTCTACAACTTCTTCATTTGTGTCGAAACCTTGCAACTGGATGAAAATACTGTCAGTGTCTCCATAAACTACCTTTGCATGTGGGTAATTGGCATGTACATAACTTACACATTTTTCGTGGAAATACCTACCAATGTAAGTAATGGTGGAGCCAACTCTTATATCAAAGAGTCTGAATGAACGTAACAAGTTAATACCATAAAAACTGTTGATGAATGTCTTTATTGCAAACATCTTGTCACTGATATCTTGACCAGTACCTGCAACTTTAATCTTCATCTCATCTTTTAGATTTGTTAACTCCTCAATCATCGATGGCATGATTCCAACACTATCCATATCGTAATGTACACCACCAACTGTTATTGTTGTATCGCTAGGCTCGTCTCTTATCTTCTCCTTACTCAAATTGAAACTCTTAATAGCACTCGGATACAAACTCTTGAAGTCACCGACGATAACATTATTGTATAAACCTGGAGTTGGAGCAAGTACAGTAGCTCCCTCAATCTCTTCTCTCTCGTCATCCTCATCAAACTCTTTAAAAGGAGGCTTGGTTGGGAACACGCATTTACCTTTATACTTCTTCATAATCTTGGTCTCATGAATCCTTGACGCTGAAAAGCAATCGTTTAGGTTCCTGACACCAGCGAAGTTTTTAATGTCCTCAAATATGGAGATAAGTTTTGTCTTGTTAACAATCTTAACAACCAGTTCAACGTCTTTCCTGTTGTAACTGATTAATGCATCAATGTCTTCTCTCCAAACTTGTCCTGTATTATGTACACCTTCTTTTTGTTCGCCAAGTTCATCGGCTGCAATGCTGTTAAGGCTATAAGAAGATAACTCACCAAAGTGCATCTTCTTATAAGCTGTTAACGCATCAAAGAGTACTAGCCCAACAATCTCTATATCGCCCCTTGGTAAAATATTAACGACCCCCCGGTAAATATTATCTGTAACACAACTCAACCTCTTTGTTGATAACCCTAAATACTCCATACGAGCGATTAAGTAACCAATGTCAAACCCCAAGTTCCAAGCAGTGACGATGTCTGGGTCTGTATTCTGCCATTGAATAAGAAACAAACGAAGCATCGTCTTCTCATCATTAAAATAATGGATGATGTGTTTGCTACTACTTTTGGTACTACTTTCTAAATCGCTGCGCCAAACATAAGTGTGTTCCTCATCGGAGTAGTTATCATGCATCGTGATACAGATGATTGGCTCAATTGGGTTCTCCTTCTTTGGAAAACCACTGCTGCAATCGGTCTCAATATCAAATGTTAACACCTTATACTTTGTTGGTTCATTAGTCTCCACGACATCAATCATATATCTTAAATCGTAAGGGATGTCAGCTTCGTAGATTCTTGTGTAGTCGACTTCTTTCTTAATCTGGTATATATCATAAGGGCTACGTGTTGTAACCTTTAAAGCATTCTTACCAAACACGGTCTTGTGAACTGTAACATCCGGTGACATTAACTTTCCCTTGATAGCCTCCATGTAATCTTGCTCGATATAGAAGTATGGTTCAAAATCTGTAACTCTATCTACAGTTTTTGTTCCATCTTCATTCCTTTTGAATAACAAGATAGTTGATTTCCCATCAATACTTCTGTATTGGGTTTGGTAGAGACCTTTGGTTATCATTATTTAAACCCTCTAGCTTCTAATAATATCATCATGTTATGCTTAACAAAATATCCTTTTACATTATCGATGATAACATCATGATTTAAGCGAGCTTTTGGTTCATTATCAAACCTAACATCTAATGCACCAATACCCATCTTGAAAGCAATGTTGCTATCGATACTTCGAACTATAGGGTTTAACTTACCAAAATAAATCTCCTTTAAGATGTTGTTGTCAGCACCAGCGAAGTGTAGAGGAATTGTTGTTTTCATAGCTATTAGTTGCCTAACACACTCTCTCCTATTAGTTGCTAAATCATCTGTTCCAGTAACTTCTTTAAAACACTGCGGTACACTATATTTTGATAATGCAATGACTTTAATTGCTAAATCGCTTGTTAATTCTCTATAAGCATTCATCCACTCAGCGTGTGTTTTACCTTGCGGTATTCCAACTAAGCTAAGGTTTCTTTGCTCCTCGTCGGTTAATAAGTCAATGAACTCTCTTGTCATATCAAGACTCTTCTGCATGTCGTATAAGTCATCGGGGCACCACACTTCAAAAAACTTTTTATCTCCTCGTATGTCTCTAACTATCTCAACGAACTTCTTGATGTCGATACTTTTACCAAGCTCTGCTGCTCCATTGTCAATGATTGTTGGACCATTATATTCTCTAAACCATTTTGCATAAGCTTCATCTTGAATGACTAGATGTGCCAAGCAAAAAGCGTAGTCTGAATAATCTTCGTAAAAGTTTAAGTATCTTTGTCCTGGAATATTAACAAGTTTCATACCTTCACCTCTTTATCTGCTTTTATCTGCTCCATAACAGATATTCTGCATCTGTTATAAGCTGCTGTCTTTATATCATCAAGTAGCTCTTTATCTTCAGGCTTTCTTGGGTCTAAATCTACAGACAAGACTTCAGATGCTCCGTAAGTTTGGAAATTGTAACTCTTCTTGACTTCAACTGAAATTTCTTTAATCATTTTTCTTAGCACCTCGCATTAGTAAAAATAGTAAATAATTTACAGAATCTTTGACTTCATCAAGTCTTTTCGGGTCGTTATCTGGTATTTCTCTTGTTCGTATTAGTTTCATCAGCACTAAATCTATCAATGTATTATCTTTAACAATCTCAACACTTCGACCATATCGTTTACATCTTGACACCGCCAATGCAATACATTTGTCTGCTTCAGTAGACATATCTTCTTCAAGTTGTTCGGCCATTAATTCAATATTCTCTGTAACTTCCGTTCTCATCGTCTTCGTTCACCTCAATTCTTATCTCCCTGTTTGGGTACTTAATTCTTATTTGATGATATAAGTAATCGCTAACCATTTCACAGCTACCAACTACTTTATCTTCGCTTACTAAATCATTTATTAAATCGTTAATCTCTTGTTTGAAGATTAAAAATTCAATGTCCCTGTCGTTATGAAATACTTCTATCCAAACCTTAACACCAAATAAATGTCGGTGTAAAGTTCTTAAAAAGTTTACTTGTTCAGGAGCATCCACATATTTATGGAATGCTTCGAATTTCGTTGTTGCATAAATGAAACCTTTCATATTACTTCCTCCAGTCCTTTTAATAAATTAAACTTTTTAATCTTTTTCATAATTAAACTTCTGTGTTTTTCTCTATAATTACTTGAATAAAAATTATGTAACCTCTTTGGTACAGGTATAACAAAAAGGTCGTTTATATGGTGCCAATCTACTTTAACTTCTTCAGGAAAAGGATTATTCAACAGTATAATAAACTTAAGGCTTCGTCTTTTTGCATCTTTTCTACGTGCAGCAATCTTGCCTTGTTCTGTTTTAGAGTACCTTTGACGGCCTCTTCTCCAGGTTGCTTTTCCCTTTTCTGACTTTCTATATTTTTCTGCTAAAAATTTTACACGCTCTGATTCTACCTGTCTATATCGATGTTGATACTGTCGTAGATATATCTTAGCTTTTGGGGTTTTATTCCATATCGTAATGTACACCACCAACTGTTATTGTTGTATCGCTAGGCTCGTCTCTTATCTTCTCCTTACTCAAATTGAAACTCTTAATAGCACTCGGATACAAACTCTTGAAGTCACCGA